AATAAACATTTAATTAACAAACAAACTTTTTATTAATTATTTTTAATAAATATAATATTCTCCTTTATTGGGGTTTTCTAATTGATCGGTTAATATATATCGAGCGGCATCTATACAGTCCGGATGTAACCCTGTTGGTTTTTGTAAGGTATTACCTTCTTTATCTTTAGCCCAAACGTAGCCTCCTAGTTCTCTTTTTAAGTTCTTGCTTCTTGCGGTTACATATATCTCGTTTTGGTTTATTAGATTTAATCCGTATACTACGGAATCTCTTCCTTTGCTTACTCCGTATATAGAATGCCCGTAGCCTTGTAATTCGGCTATACTCTTTGGCTCTGCGGAATCCGCTACGATAGTTTCGGTAATCTCTAATTGACTTAAGAATCTACTTATATCTCTATTGAGCATTCCTTTCTTATAAAGAACCTCGTCGTATATATAAGCTTCGTTCCATTTATATAATGCGATTAATGTCGACGGATCTACCGAATAGCCGAAGTCTAAGCCATATCCTAATAGTCTAGCTTCGTTAGGTATTGTATCTATCTCTTTCCAATCCGGGATACATACCCCTTCTAGAGATCCTATTTTTCCAAGTCCGTAGACGTTCCACCAATTTAACCAATAAGTCGAGGTCTTACCTTTCTCTCTTGCTTTCTCTATTTCGTCTACTATTGATTGAGGAAGTACTTCGTTATCTTTATAAGTTAGGGTTATATAGTCCGTATCGGGTTGCCCTATAATCTCTTTGTCTACCCAAAACAAACTAGAAGGATTATAGTCGAGCCATATATTTCCGGAGGTTCTTACCGATAATTGATTATAAGCGTCGAAGGGTACGTTATTACACTCATTAATATAGAGGTCGGTTCGTCTTGCCCCGCGAAGCTTATCCGGTTGATCAGTAGAAAAGAACTCTATATAGCTACCGTTTGTAAAGGTATACTTTAAGGTACTCCTATTGAATTGATCTTCCTTGTACCTATTGAGTCCTTTTAAGATCGATAAGAAATCCTTTAAACTACCTCTACGGAGATGCGGTATACTTTCCGATACTACACTTATTTCTTTTCCTTCGTTTTTAATAGCGTAATCGATTAGGATAAGTAAGATACAAATTGTTTTCCCGGCGGAGGTTCCGCCTCTTACAACCTTGATCCTATTATCTAAACTTCTTAATTTCGTTAATGCCTTGGTTTTTTGAACCCGCATTAATCAATAAAAAGAGGTAAGTCCTCGTTGATAGTAATATCTCTAGTTTCTTTAGGCTTTCCTAAATAGTAATTAAGATATAGAGTAACCCATTTGATATCCCCGGATTTAACTCCTTCCGATAAAGCGGCAAGCGCATCGTCCTCTAAAGGGCTTAATCTTTCTACTAGTTTTATCTCTTCGGACTTAGGTTTCCTTCCGGCTCCTTCTCTAGCTCCTCCGTTATTTATTCGATTATCCATATTGAAATAGATTGTTTATTCAATTATATAATAAGATTTTTAAGTTATTGTTAATTTATAAACCCGTATCTAGTATAAAATTGTTCTCTTTTACTATGCTCCTCCTTTAATTTTTTCAACTCTAAGGCGAGTCCTATATTCTCGTTTAACAATTCTTTATGCCTATGATTCAACCTACTAAACTCTAAAGCTAGTTTTTGATCTACTTCTTTAATTAAATTTCTATCCGTAGCTATAGACTTAAACTCTTCTACTTGCTCTACTAGTAATCTATATCTTGCTTTTATAGTTCGATCGGTATCAATCCAATTACTTAACGATTTAATTCCGTAGAATACACTCGCGTGGTCTCTATTAACCGTTTTACCTATAGCCTCTAGGCTTAATCTTGTATTGTCTCTTACTATTTTATAATACATTGCTCTAGCCTCAACGTAATTTCTTTTTCTAGTATTTCGAGTTATATCAAGTTCGTAAAATTCTTCTACTAATTTTTGTAATGTTTCTTTATTCATCTTTATCTATTATTTTAATTAAATCTTTTATTGTTAAATATCCGCTTTCGTGTATTGCTTTTAAAATACCGGCGCAAGCCTCGTACTCTTCAAGCTCCTCGTAGTCGTCGATAGCTTCCTCTAATTCCATTATATTTTTACCGTTTGCTATATCTACTAAGGCTAAAAGATAATGGTCTCTTATTTTATCGTTGTTCACTCAATATTACTTTTTTTAAATTCGCTTAGATTAAATATTACTCTTGGGGATTTTCCTTTTGTTTGATAATATTTGGTTCGCATTAATTCTCTTAAGTCTTGATGGTATACTAAGTTATCGGTTAAGCATCTAATAAATAGGTAAGGTATAATCCCGGTTTTATTAAATAGTTCTATCCTTGCGGTTATTTGCCACATTGGTAAGCCGTGACCGTCAAACGGAGGAGCTAAATACTTTTCTTGTGTTTTAACCTCCGCGCAATAGTATTGATTGTTATAGTTAAATATTAAGTCGGCTTGCATAAACTTTATATTCTTTTTACTTAGTAAAGCTCTTATTTGGCTTTCGCCTTCTAGTCCTATCTTAATTTGTTTTAAATTATCATCGAACCAATTTCTTTCTTCTATCTCTCCAAATATATTTATTTGTTTCATTGTTCTTTTAAAATTAAATTATATAATTGTTTAGCTACCGATCTCATTAATAAAGGGGGAACGGCTCTCCCTAGTCTCTCTATCTTATCTCTATACTTTCCTATTAATTTATAATCGTCCGGAAAGCTCATTATTCTTTTTGCTTCGCTTACGGTAAACTTTCTATCTTCCCAGTGTATTATAGAAGCGGCTGATATCGATCCCGCCGTTTGAGTTAAAGTTCCCGACGGTTTATTCCTATCCGTCTTTATTAAACTAAAATACTTTACGCTTTGCTCTCCTTCTTTAAGTTTCTTAGATTCTTTATATATAGAGTAAGCTTCTATATTAGCTTCTTTAAGCTCTTCTTTTGTATTCTCTAATCCTTCGAAAGCTTCTTTTAAATTAAACCTATAGTTTGAAGGTTTAGGAAATTTAAACTTTTTTTGTATATCGTCTCTTACTCCAACTATAATTAATCTTTCTCTTGATTGAGGAACTCCGAAGTCTTTAGCGTTTAAAACTCTATAAGAAACGTTATAACCTATATTAGTTAAAGTATGATATATTGTCTCGCTATGCTCTCCGAACATTGATAATTGATCGCTACCAAATAAATCTTTAGCTTGTCCGATTAACATACCTTTAACGTTTTCCGCTATAAAAGTCTTAGGTTGAATTTCTTTTATTATCCTAGCAAACTCGTAAAATAGATCGTCGGTCTTTTGAGTTTTATTACTATACTTCTTTTCTTTACCCCAATCCTTTTCTCTATTGCCCGCTACGGAAAAAGAAGCGCAAGGAGGAGAGCCGTCTAATATATCTAGTTCTCCTTTCTTGAGGTTAAGATCTCTTAGTATATCCTCTCCTTTTATTTGTCTTATATCGTTAGGGTATATTTTTGTATCCTCCCAATTAGCCCGGTAAGTATCTTGTGCGCTTTCTACAAATTCGTTTATTGCTAAAACTTTTCCTCCCGCCATTCTATATCCTAAAGAAGAACCTCCTCCTCCGGCAAAGAAAGAAATAACGTTAAATAGTTTTTTATTAGATTCCTCCTTAACGTCTTTTAATTTTATAGGCTTGTATTCTACTTTATACATAACCAAGCTTTAAAGTTTAAGGATTGGAAGAAAGGCTCTATTTTTTTAAACCCGGCTTTTTTAAATAGCTTAATATTTTCTTTTTCCTTAAGGGGAAACATTATCTTTCTTAAGTCTTTTTGTTTACTTAAAATCTCGCTAGGAGTAAAGTTATTTCTTTTGTAATCGTATAAAGCAAAAGTAAAGATATCTTGTATATAAGAGTCCTTAACAAAAACCTTTTCCGCAACGATAAAAGCTCCTCCCTTATTTAAAGATTTGTATATCTTATTTAATAGAGGTTGTCTCTTATTGTAATCAATAAACTGTAGAGTAAAAATAGATAATATTAAAGAAGGATCTATAAACTTAATATCCTCTTCGGTTATATCTTTATTTAAAAAGTAAACTTTGTTTTTATCTTTAGGTAAAAGGTTTGAAGATATATCGTATCCTACAAAATTAGTATTTGTTTTATTTCCTTTACTTAAATTTAAAAGTAAACTACCTTTTGAGCAACCTAGGTCGTAAACGTTGTAATTATCTCTAATAAAACTATAAGAAATATTTTCTATTAAGTTTAGTAATATATTAAACGAAGGTATACTCTTGTTTATATGTCCGTCAAAATCTTTTATTGTATCGAAGCTAAATTCTTTCATAGTATACCGCGCATAACGTATTGGTCAATATCGTTATTATCTTGGAAAAAATATTTATAATTCTCAACGGCGCTATAAAACTTCTCTTTTCCTTTATTGATAAAGTCCTCGCTAGCTTCAAATATTGCTATATCGGTACTACCTTTATCTACTACTAAAAAAGTAAACTTCTTTTTATTAAAGAGTCTTAAATATAAATAGGCTTGTAGGTCATAACAGTATTTATCAGCCGCGTACCTAAATCCTCTAAGATCGCTTGATGTTTTATAATCTATAATTGTATCGCCTTTCATAATATCCGCCTTTGCTCTAAATGGTAATCCTTCAAGTAATCCGATCTCGGGAACTTCAAACTCCGAATTACTAAGTAATTTTAAAGCCGCTTCGTTTCTTAATACCGCGTCGGTTATTCTCTCGGTATCTTTTCTTTCTTTTGTTAAGAATACCTCCGCACCTTTAGCGTTTTCTTTTGCTTCTTTGTATATTTTAGTATTCTTTTTAGATGTATCTACAAAATGTATTTTATCTATTTTTCGAGGCTCTAGCAACATCCAATGAGCTAGCCTTCCTAAAGATAACGCCGGACTTCCCGAATTAGGATCTCCGTACTTAATTACGTTTCTATAAGTTTTAGGACTTTTAAGAATAGTTTTAAGGCTTGAGCTACTTAAAGCGTACTTACCCAAGTGACCGTAATAAAATTCGTCGTCGTACATTTGAGCTAAGATTTCTTCTTTGCCCCAACTATCGCCGTTTAGTAATGTTATCATATCGTAGCTTTTATTTTTCTATTAGATCGTCTTCTAATTTTAGATAACCTATCAAATATTAAACGACCTTGATCCGCCTTTATTGAATCTTCGCTAACGATATCTATAATTATCTCGTGTATTAAACCTCTTGTAATTAGGTTGTTATCTCCTTCGTAAGATATCTCGTATAATTCTATTAATTTTTCTAAAATATTTGTCATTGTTCTATGTTTTTAAAGGGGAGTTTCCTCCCCCTATTTTTATTATCTCCAAAAAGAATCTAATTGTCTTTGTAAGTCGTGACTAGCGTGTTGAAATTCCCAAGATCCTAATTGTTCTCTATCGTTTCTTCTTGTAATTGATATAACATTTACTATTTCGTTAATAGTATTTCTTATAATTGTAGCTTTTAATAGCTCTCCGAGAGTATGGGACTTAAATTCAAAGACTTCAAGTTTTACCTCTTCTCTACTTAATAATTCTAAAAAATCTGTATTTGTTTTTGTTTTCATCTTGTTATTTGTTTGTTAATAATACTCAAATATAAACAAATAATTTTAACATACAAACAATTTATTAACTTTTTTGATGTTTTATCTTTTCTATATATAAGGTAGCGTCCATAAGTTCTTCTTGAAGATGCGTAAGAAACTTATAAAACCCGTCCGGGTTATCGTAAAGAGTAGTATTGTATTTTATAATACCGTCTCTTGATCTAGTCTTATACTTATTTAATACGCTTTCAACTATAGGATCCTTCGGTATATTGTTATAAGAGTACCCGGTACTATCGGTCGTCCATTTATTATCGTCTTGTATCTCGTGCCATTTCTTTATTGAGTCGCTCATTTGTTTTATTATTTAAATACCTACTTCTATTCTTATCTTAAGCTTTTCTATCTCTTGCTCTAAGCTTTTTATTTTTTCTTCGGCTTTCCTTGATCGTTCTATCGCTCTTATCTTATCGCCTCTATACTCGCTTAAGGAATCGTTATAATGTCTCTCGTTACCTATAAGGTTATTAGCGTAAAAGCCGACTTCTTGCCAAGCGTAGTACATATCGTTTAAAGCTTTGTTTTCCGGCTTTAACTTTCTTGATTCTACTATATACTCTCCTACTAGATTAAAGTTAGTATAGTATTCTATTTCTTTAAGGTTGTTTATTTTTTTGTTCATTGTTTCTTTGTTTAAATTATTCTATAATATTTCCGCGTCTTTGATATCTAACATTGCTACCTCCTTTGGTATCTTACTATTGTTTTTAAATTGAGTAGTTTTATTATGATATTGTATTTCCCAAATTGGTTTAACAATATACAAATTAAATTTATATACGCCTTTAGGAGTATAATTTATATAAAGAGGTATATCTAAATTTTCTTTACACTTTAGTATTAAGGCGTCGAACTTCTTTTTTTCAATAAGTAAACTATCGTAATGCTTACCCCTACATTTTAATTCTATCCTATGGCTCTTATCCGGGCTATAACAATCCCACCGAGACATTTGCTTTTTAGCTTTTACTAGATCCGGGTAACAACATTTTATTAGATATTCAAAAAGCTCCTTCTCTTTCAATCGTTGTACTCGTTAAATATTTTATTTAGTTTATCGTATACTCCGTTTAAAAAACAACTTCCGCAACTTGTCGCGACGGCTTTACCGTTAAATACTCTATTGTATATTAATATTAATTCGGCTTGTTGATCGGGAGTAACCTTAGAAGTTTTTAGTTTAAAGAAAGTATCTAAATAATTATACTCGTCTTCCGTTAAACAATTAATCTTTTTACTTGGAAAGATTTTATTTAAAGTATTCTTACGCTCTTCGCATCCGCAGTCTTCTCCTAGTATAAATTTAGCCGCCTTATCTATCCCGGTCGCCTTAAAGACCTTTTCGACTTTATCGCCTAATCCTTTACTAGATTGTTCTAGGTTTTTTTTCCATTGTCTGTATTCTTTACTTCTTTTATCACCTTTATAGTTTTCCATTATTTCTATTTTAATCGTTCAAAATCTCTATTTTTCCAGTCCTCGTAGTCTTCTTTTAAGTTTTCTCTTAGATCGTTCTTAATATTTTTTAAGCTATTAAATATACTTACCCAACTTATATTAGTTTCGGAGGCTATCTTTCTTATTGACATATCGGTTTGAGAATATAGCTTCCAAAGTTTCTTATCGTACCAATTAAAAGTATCTACCTTTTTATCTAAAAGAAGGCAAAAGTTATTATATCCTTGTTCAACGTCTAAATTATC